AGTCCGACCGTGGTGTGACGTTCAACCTTGCGGCGCCGTTGCAGAACCGGATGTGTGACGTACATGTCGACACCACGCTGGATGACTTCACTAACTACGCAGTGACAAAAGACATTGCGCCCGAGGTGCTGTCGTTCTTGCGTGACCGACCTGACCTGTTGCACAAGTTCGAGGGTGGCAGTGACATCAAAGCATTCCCTAGCCCGCGTTCATGGTTCGCCGTGTCCGACGTGCTGGAGCTTGACCTGCCACTGCAGGATCGTGTCGAGCTGATCAAGGGTGACATCGGTGATGAAGCTGCGGTTGTCTTCGAGACGCACTTGCGCATCTGGGAGAGCATGCCTCGCATTGATGACATACTCGCAGGCAAGCCGTGCGAGGTGCCGAAAGAACTCAACGTCGTGTACTGCGTCGCGATGGGTCTGGCCATGCGGGTTGACCGCACCAACTTTGACGACGCGTGGCTGTTTTTACAGCAGTTGTCTGGTGACATTCAGACCTTGGTGATGAAGCTGGCGTACAAGCGCGACAAGTCTATCGCTACCAGTGCGGCCTTCAGCCAGTGGGCGTCGGAGAACGCGGATGCCTTCAAGAGGGTTTAACGATACGCAGGCAGGGTTCATACTGACTGAACAGCGCGAGAATGTTTTTGTCGTTTCTATTCAGCTGTATGACTCTGTCTCTAAAAAGCCAGTGCGTACGTTGCCTAACTCAGTGCGATTCTTTGCAAGGGTATACGAGGATGATGGGCAAGCCTATGTTGATCTTGGTGACTTCAACTCACTCATCCCATTCGACTCAGTCGAGGAAGCGAGGCAATATATACACGTACTGTTCGAGCTAGAGGACAACTAGTTCCACGGGATTAACTTATTTACTTGGAGAAGCAACATGTCATACATACACGAAAACAGGCTATCCGTAGCCTACTCAAAGCTGGGTCTGCGCGAGCCGTTCATTGCGGCCGTCATGACTCGCATCAAGCGCGAGCTAACAGATGAGGTACCCACTGCGGGCACCGACGGCACGCGTGTCATCTACAACCCTGACTTCATGGACAAGTGTAGCGACGAGGAGTTGTTCGGCGTCGTCCTGCATGAGTCACTGCACATTATCCTGATGCACATGTGGCGCCGTGGTGAGCGTGACCCACGCCTGTGGAACATCGCTAACGATGCGATCATCAACGCATACATCAAGCAGCGTCTGTACCAGCTACCCGAGGGTGCCGTACACATTGGCTGGGTAAAAGAGTCGATGGACTCCGAGCACGTGTACAAAAGGCTCAAGCGCCAAGAGGACGAGCACAAGCAACAGCAACAGCAGTCCGGCAGTGGTGACGGCGAGGAAGGTGACAGCGATGCACCGTCCGGTGGTTTTGATGGCACGGGCGACCTGATGGATGCACCGACCGAAGCGACCATGGCTGACCTCGAAGCGACCATACAAGCGTCTGCTGAGATGGCCAAGGCTTGTGGGCAAGGTAGCGCGCTCATTGACAACATACTCAAAGGCACGGGCGTATCCCGAGTCGACTGGCGTAATGAGATGCGGGCGATGCTGACCTCTGCGTCTAACGATGACTACACATACCGTCGGCCGTCTCGTCGGTTCATCGCGCAGGGTGTGTACCTGCCTAGTCTCTACAATGAAGGGCTGGGACCAGTGCTCATCGCGGTCGACTCGTCTGCGTCCATGACTCAGCGTGAGCTTGAGCAAATTGCTAGCGAGACTCAGCAGATCTTCGATGATCTCAACCCAGCCTTTGTGCGTGTCGTGTACTGCGACACACAGATACAGCGCACCCAAGATTTCCAGCAGGGTGACAATGTAGAACTATCATGTCGTGGCGGTGGCGGCACTCGCTTCAAGCCGGTGTTCGACTACGTGCGCGACGAGATGCCCGAAGCTGTCGGTGTAATTTACTTCACTGACCTTGAGGGCAACACTAACGAATGCCAAGAACCACACTGCCCAGTCATCTGGGCCAACACTGGCGGTAGCCAGCGATCTAACCAACCTAACTTCGGAGTAGTAGCCAATGTCGAAATCTAACTACAACAGCTCAACCGCGAGGCTGACTCGCATCGAGAGCAAACTCGTTCGCGGGTTTGAAGAACTGGGGGTCAGCCTTGATGTTGACCCCGAATGGATGACTGTGGACGACGACGCCAACACCGTCTATGTATCTACGATCGGCCGCTCGCTTGTGGTGGTTATCCAAGAGATGAAAGCACGCGGTGCCACTAAGGTCGGCCAGCACTATGAGATCGTGCACGGAGGGCAAGTCGTCGCGTCAGTGCTTTACAACCCGAGGTTCTGATGAAGATCACCAAGCAGGATATGGCAGAGGTGTTTGAGCTTCGCGTGCGAGGCACCAGCTGGGAAAACCTTGGCGTGATCTACAACATCGCGCCGTCGACACTCAGACGGTATTACAAGATTGTAGAGCGCGATGGGTTCTCAGCTTGGGGGAAGCCTATGAAAAGTGACGATGGTGACACCCTGCTGCAAATATTCGACGCGTTGGCGGGCGTTAGTTTTGCTTCTAGTGACCTACAGGTTATTGTGGACTCTAACACCGACAACAAATTCGAGTGGGGCGAGGTGCAAGACGCACGTCGCAAAATAAAAGAACTAATTAACTTTGCTAACTCTCATGGAATAAAGGAAGACATGCTATGACGATTAACCTGACAGACTTGTACTGGGACTGCGAGTGCGAGACCGACAACTACTTCAACCACGTGTCAGACACAAAATGCCTGCACTGCGGCGTGCAACAAGATGAAATGCCTAGCAGTCGTGAGGAAGAACTAATTGCGTTTGCGTGTGCAACCCTGCTTCGGCAACACATGCGACTCAATCCAGACCACGAGAAGATAGCGGAGACGCCTATCTACGTGAAAGACCTAGCCAACATGCTTAGAGACCGGGGGTGCAAAGTATGAATGAGAAAATCAAAACCGAAGCTGATGTCATTGCGACACTGCTTACTTACCTGCAACACCACTATGTAAAAATCAGTGAGACCAAGGGGCAACACCATACAGTTGCAATAGACCCTGCTGAGCTGACACAGTGCATCGCTGTACTGGCACGGGCGCAAGTTATGCGCGAGTACAAAGTGAAACCGGCAGAGGTGCCGTTAACTACCAACCCACTTAACTACTGAGGAACTAAACATGGATAAAGAACCATGCTCAATAACGGATGACCCCTACAACGATTACTCCGATTACATCGAGGGTGAAGGGGTGTACGAACACCACTGGCTAGACGAGGAAGAAGAGGAATAAAAAACGCCCATCACTAGGATGGGCGAATCACTTTTACCAAAGGAAGGTCGTCTCGAACAAAATGTTCACGATCGATTACACCACTTTTTCACTTACCAAACAATAGCTTGGAGGTTGTATGGAATTTAATTGCTACGTATGTGGCTTCGAAATGATCTGGGGCGGGGATGAAGTCGTGCATGATGACTGCGAACAGATTGAGATGATTGAAACTAACTTCAGTTGCTCAGTTTGCAAGGCTACAGCGCTCGTCTACCACAGCCACACTGACAATACTTCTAACGATTACGGGGACTAAACATGGAGATCATCACCTGCGACTTTGAGACTTACTACGACAGGGACTTCTCACTCAGTAAGATGCAAACGGACGAGTACATACTCGACGATCGATACCAAACAATCATGGTCTGCCTCATTGATGGCGAAGGTAACGAGACCGTGCTGACTGGCTCCGAAGACGAGCTACGTCGGGCACTGCATGATTACCGCGACTGGTCAGAGGTTGCCGTACGCTGCCACAACACACTCTTCGACGGGTTCATACTGACGCAACGCTACGGGGTAAAGCCCAAGCTGTGGATGGACACGTTGTCACAATCACGGATGATCTTCCCGTTCCTGCGCTCACACAGTCTGGCCAACACGGCTAGGCATCTGGGCATTGGCGAGAAGGGCACTGCGGTCATGAACATGCTGGGCAAGCGGCTCGAAGACATGACACCAGAAGACATCGAGGAGTATGCGGAGTACTGCATACAGGACACACGGCTGTGTAAACAGATGGGCGAACACTTCGATAAGTTCACGCCGCCCCTCGAAGCACGACTTATAGACATGACCATCCGCATGTTCACAGAGCCACAGCTGGTCGGCGATATCGACATGATGCAGAACCTTTACGACACGGAGGTCGCACGGAAAGAAGGGCTAATGGCACTGGCCAACTTAGATAGGTCAGAGCTGATGTCGGCCAACAAGTTTGCTGAGCGGCTGAAGGCGCTGGGCGTTACACCACCCACAAAGATAAGCCCACGGACAGGCAAGGAGACCTACGCATTTGCCCGTACAGACAGAGCGTTCACGTCACTGCAAGAGCATGACAACCCTGAAGTACAGGCGCTGGTGGCCGCTAGGATCGGTGCCAAGACTACCATCGCGGAGACGCGGGCACTGCGATTTCTTGAGATGGCCAAGCGTGGCAAGTTGCCGGTGTACCTCAGCTTTTGGGGGGCCAAGACAACGGGACGTTACTCTGGTGGCAACAAGGTCAACTGGCAGAACCTACCGGCGCGTGGTGTCTCTGCTGGTCTGCGCCGCGCGCTGTGCGCACCGGAAGGTCACTCCGTTCTTGTGTGTGACTCGTCAAATATTGAACTGCGAACCGTCATGGCATTGGCGGGGCAACATGACGCTATCGAGAAACTCGAAGCGGGCGTCGACATGTACTGCGACTTCGCATCTCAGTTGTTTGGCAGGGAGATAACTAAAGCTGACAAGGCCGAGCGATTCCTTGGCAAGACGGCGATGCTGGGCTTGCAGTACGGCGCTGGGGCACCGAGGTTCCAAGAGATGGTCAGGCAGGCTGCAGAGAATATCGACGGCGTGGAGCCCATCGGTCTGGAGCGTGCGCAAGAAGTCGTGAATCTTTACCGTGGTGTGTATTACAACGTCGTAAATTTGTGGCACTATTGTCAGGACGTAGTGTTACCAGACATAGCCAACGGCTGTTCACTTATCAACGTAGATCACAACGGCTGGTTCATTACACAGAAAGACGGGTTCGGCAGGCCGGGAGAACCGGGCGTCGTTTACCACGACTTGCGATACGAGGACGGCGAATGGAACTACCAGAAGGGCAAGATGGATGCGCGCATCTACGGACCCAAGGTGGTAGAGAACCTATGCCAACACGCGGCGATGCGCATTGTGATGTGGCAGACAGCGCGAGTTAACGAACGCTACCCCGTATGCTTGTCAGTGCACGATGAGGCAGTGATGGTCGTACCCGATGAACAACTAGATGAAGCAAAGCAGTACGTAGAAGAATGCTTCACATTAACTCCCAAGTGGTGCAGGGGTCACATACCTGTTGCTTGTGAGTACGAAGTAGGGAGGTCGTATGGAGATGCCAAATAGATGGGGGGTATATGTCCAAACCAATGGCAATGTCATACAGCCGTCTGAGCACTTTCGAGCAGTGCCCAGCTAAATTTGATTACTTGTATGTCACGAAGTTAGTTCGTGATGCTGGCAGCGAAGCCAGTGAGTATGGAAACCGTGTCCATGAAGTCCTTGAGCAGTATGGCAAGGATGAATTAGACCTAGACTCTTTGGGTCTAGAAGCTAAGCAGACCCTGCAACGATGGGGGTCTGTTGTTGACTCAATAAAAAACAAATCGGGGGATAAATATTATGAGTTCAATATGGCAGTCGATAAAGACAACCGCCCAGTTGATTGGTTTAGTAGTGATGTTTTTATTCGCTCTATTGCTGACGTACTTGTTGTGGACGGTAGTGTGGCTTATTGCCTCGACTACAAAACTGGAAAAGTCAGGGAGAATCCTACGCAGCTACAACTGTTCGCGGCGATGGTGTTCTGGCATTTCCCAGAAGTTGAAAGAGTTAAAACCTCATTTATTTGGTTGAAATTCGACGAGGTAACCAATGCCACCTACGAGCGTAGATACTTGTCGGCGCTGTGGGATGGCCTAAAGCCTAGGTTCGACAAGGTACAAGACACAATAGACCTAGGTGTTTTCGATACAAAACCGTCGGGGCTGTGTCCTTGGTGTCCAGCCAGAGACATGTGCCCCGATGCCAGAGGTAGAGGTAGAAGATGAAAAACGAAGGCGACGTAAAGAAAGAAGTCAAAAAGTTGCTCAATAGCTTTCCAAGAAACGAGATGTGGTACTTCATGCCGCCAGCTAACGGCTACGGCAGGTCAGGCATCCCTGACTTCGTGGGCAACTACAAGGGCAACTTCTTTGCTATTGAAACGAAATACGGCAGCAACTCACCAACTAACAACCAGCTCCGCGAGATCGAGCACATTATTCAGTCAGAAGGTAGGTGCTGGATTGTGCGCGACAGCTCCGTCAGAGAATGGCAGGACGAGTTCAGGGGGTGGGCGAGTCTGTGCTAGTTGTACCCGAGAAAAAGACGCTCATCATTGATAGCTCCCACAACGAGTCAGTACAGCAGTTCATACCCCATGCCAAAGAGCTAAAGCACGACGGCAAATCAATGGTGGCTGTACCGTTCGGGCCAATCGAGGCGATGGTGCTACGCAACATGGGCTTCAGTGTTCCAGACCCGATCAAGCAGTACTACAGCTGGCCAGCGCGCTTCAAGCCGATGGATCACCAGATCGATACTGCGGCGTTTCTCACGGCACACAAACGTGCGCTATGCCTGAACGCTCCGGGTACTGGAAAGTCTATTAGCTCGCTGTGGGCTGCTGACTTCCTGCTGACAGAAGGCGTGGTCAAGAAGGTAGTCATCGTGGCACCGCTGAGTACGCTGAAGGTTGTGTGGGGCGCAGAGATACGGCATCACATGCCACACCGCCAGTTCGTGATCTGCACTGGCACAAAGAAAAAGCGCATCGAGTTGCTCCAGCAGACGGGCGTGCAGTACGTGATTATCAATCATGACGGATTCACCAACATGCGTGACTACATGACTGATGTCGATTTGGTTATTTACGATGAGGCGACAGCACTTAAGTCACCGTCATCACAGAGGTTTAAACTATTTTACAAGTGGGTAAACCAACACCATCCATGGCTGTGGCTGCTGACGGGTACACCGATATCGCAGACGCCAGCTGACGCATGGACACTGGCGCGCCTCGTGGAGTCACCAAACGTACAACGTAGTTTCACTGCGTTCAAAGATGTGGTGATGAAGAAGGTCACCCAGTTTAAGTGGGTACCCAGAGAGAACTCATTGGAGATATGTAAGAAGGTATTGCAGCCCTCGATCAGATTCTCGTTAGATGAGTGTAAAGACCTGCCCGACACTAACTTCGTGGGTAGGGAGACAGACCTGTCTAAACAGCAGGAGAAAGCATTTAAGGAGATGCAAGACCGTGCGGTCACTACGTTCAAGGATGGGCAAGTCACGGCGGCCAACACCGCTGTCATGTTGTCGAAGCTGTTGCAGATTGCGTGCGGCGTCGTATACAGCGAGGACTCGTCGATTGCCTTAGATTGTGACGAGCGGTACAATACCCTTACTAACTTGTTAAATGAGATCGGCGACAAAGCCATCATATTTGTGCCTCTCAAAGGTGTGCAGAAGTTTCTGTTAGATAAGCTTCGCGCGGATAAATTTACTGCTGAGCTAGTCAATGGCGACGTGAGTAAGAAAGAACGCGACGAGATATTTCACAACTTCCAACACACAGATGAGCCAAAGATACTGCTGGCACACCCGAAGGTTGCGGCGCATGGTCTTACATTAACGCGTGCAAAGGACATTGTTTGGTATGCACCTATTTACTCGCTTGAGCAGTACGAGCAAGCCAATGCACGGATACGTAGATTGAGTACAGAAGGTAAAACAACTGTCTGGCACATCTACGCCACCAACTTCGAGGCGGAGCTATATCGTCGGCTACGCAAGAAGCAAAACACACTCGCTGAGTTCTTAGACTTGGTGCGTGGCATAAATGACGATGACTAAAGAACTTAGGAGGTTGTATGAACTACGAACAAGCGGCCGAGAGGTATCTGAAGGCCAAGAAAGACATGGAAGCTCTCGACAGAGAGTTCAAGGAACGCAAAGCAAAGATACGTGAAAAGCTAGTCGTTCTGGAAAACTGGTTTACTGCGAAGGCACAGGAAGACGGGCTGTCATCAGTCAAGACATCATGCGGCACCGCGTACTGGTCAACTCATCATTCCGCGACTGTAGCGTCGCGCGAAGACTTTTTTAGCTTTTGTAAGGATCAAGATGCGTGGGACTTGCTTGAGGCTCGTGCTTCGAAGACCGCTGTCAAAAGCTATATCGAGGCGGCAGGTGAACCACCACCCGGCGTCAACTACAGCGCAGTAAATGTGTTTAATTTCCGCAAAGCAAACTGAGGTAATAATTATGAGCAATACAGCAAACGTACCGGCGCACATCGCTGCGAGAATCGCAGAGCGCCAAAAGTCAGGTAAGAAGTCAGCACTGGCTTCTGCCATCGTGTCAGAGAGTGGGCCAAGCATCCCACGCATCAGCATGCGAGCAGGTCGGTTCCGTCTGGTTGAAGCTGGCGTAGAGACAACCATCGGCACGTCGCTCGACGTAGTCATCGTGGGCGTTAACCCCAAAGTTAGTAAGGTCTTTTACGCGTCGAACTATGACGGTGGCAATGACAACAACCGGCCAGCTTGTTTCTCAAACAACGGCATCGCCCCAGATGACATGGTCGAAAGCCCTGTCTCCGACAGCTGTGCCAACTGCCCACACAATGTGTTGGGTTCTAAGATCACACCGTCGGGCGCCAAGTCCAAGATGTGTGCTGACCAACGGCACCTTGCAGTGGTTCCAGCGGCTGACCCGCAGAAGGTTTACTCGCTGACTGTTCCGGTGAGTGGCATGCGCGGTTTGCGCGAGTACTTCACTGAGCTTGCCAACTACAACATCAACCCAGAAGAGGCCATTACAGAGCTTGGCTTCGATGAGAACGCGAGTTATCCTAAGTTGGTATTTAGCCACAAAGGCTATGTCCCCGAGAAGGCAATCGAAGTTGTTGAGAACTGGCTTGATTCTGACCACACCAAGGTAGCAACTAGAGAAAAACCAATGTCCGCAGCTGCGGGTTTGCCACCAGCGCAAACAGCGGCAAAGATCGAGGCGCCCAAAAGAACGGCGGCAGATGACGAAGCGGATGCCTACGAAGAGGAGACGCCGGTAGTCGCGAAGAATACAAAAGAAAAGCCGACGGTAACGCCGGTAAAAGCATCCGACGAACTAGCAAGTAAATTGGATAGCTTATTCGATGAGTAGCACTGAGTGAGCCCTTCGGGGCTCATTTCAACTGGGGAGATCGTACGTGGACACAAAAGAATTTCTAACGAAAGTATGCCCACACAAAGACAAGATCGTAGTAACACAGTACAACCACATAAAGAACAAGTTCTGGAACCGTGAGATCTACTCGATCGACGAGTTGGACAGAGCCGAAGCGGACATCCTCCGCTGGGATCAACAGCAAGACGTTACTATTTACTACAGCATTGGGGCATTTGCAGACAACGTAGAACTGGGCGCGGACGGACGCTCAAGAATCCGAAGAACACAGAACTTAGCAACTCACTTCAAGACCCTGTGTTTCGATTTAGATTGCGGGCAAGACAAGCCGTACAAAACCAAAGAGGAAGGACTGGTCAAGCTGGTCGAGGTCGTCAAAGAATTGGCGTTACCTAAACCACTGATTGTTTCTTCTGGTAACGGTGCGCACGTCTATTGGCCACTTTCGGTAACAATCGAAAAAGACATGTGGGTGTCAGTGTCTAGTGCACTGTGTGATGCGCTGTTCGACAAAGGTCTGGAGATCGATGCGAGCAAGATCAAAGACCCATCCATGGTGCTCCGCCCCGTGGGCAGCTTTCACAAGAAGGCAGAGTGGAAACCCGTAGAAGTAATCCTTGAAGGCGACGGTGATTCAGACATCGCTGTACTGGCAGGGTTACTCAAGGACTACATGGGTAAGCCCAAGGCTGACAAGAAGAAGCCTCGCAGTGCGATGCTCGATGCGGTGCTAGATGAGAACAATGATCTGGACATCGACTCGATCGCCGAGAAGTGCGCGCAGGTCAATGCGTTGTTAGAAAGCGGCGGTGTCACAGACGCGGCAGGCAACCCTGTAGACGAGCCCATGTGGCGGGCGTCGTTGGGCATTGCGAAGTTCACTCCAGACCCAGAGGTGTCGGTTGTTCTGCTAGCAGGCGGTCACCCCGAGTTTGATTTCGACGCGAACATGGAAAAGTTGTCGGGCTGGAAAGGCACTGGCCCCACGACATGTGCGACGTTTGAGCAGCTGTGCCCCAAGGGGTGTGAAGAGTGCCCATACCGTGGTGGCATGACATCTCCGGCACAACTCAGTGGTATATCGTCAGAGATCGTCGAGGAAGTAGTCGACGAGGAGACACAAGAAGTAGTAACCAAGACCTACCAACTGCCAGAGGGATACGCAGTAAAAGATGACTGCATTCTCAGGGAGAAGAAGGTCGAGACCGAGCACGGGATCGCAACTGAGTGGGAGAAGGTCAGCACCTACCAGATGTACATCAAGAGCATTTTCTTCGATCCCGTAGAACTAGAGACATCTATAAAGGTAGCAATCAAGTACCCCATACGTGGGTGGGAAGAGCACGACTTCCCAGTCGAGGTGTTGTCTAGTCTTGGCAAAGAGTTTTCCGCTTTCCTACTTAACACGCAGGTGTTCGGCTTCAAGACGGCACCACAGCAAGAAAAGTTACGAGGGTATCTAATGGACTATCTAGAAATGGTTCAGCAGCGCGTTGCTACTGGCTATGACTACTCCACGTTCGGCTGGCAGAAAGACGGCTCGTTTATCTGTGGTGACAACATCATCAATGCGCCACACAACACAACAGACCGTAGGATCACGGGGAATGCTCGTGACTTCCTAGATCGCATACGGCAAGAAGGTACGCGCGAGGGCTTCATCGAGGCGATGGATATGCTCAAGCAGCCCGGTACTGATGTCATACGCATGTGCATTCTGATCGCTACGTCAGGCATCATCGCCAAGGATGTGGGCAACGGGTCGAGCATTGTGTCGATCTATTCGACGCTGACTACGACGGGCAAGACGCTGGCGTTGCTGGCTGTAAACAGTCTGTACGGGCATCCGAAGCAGTTGATACAGGGGCGCAACGACACGCCAAACTTCCTGTACTCGATGCGTGGGACGCTGAACAACCTGCCGCTGACTATCGACGAGCTGACTATGGCCGACGAGTACACGGTGGCGAGCATGGCGTACTCATTCAGTGAAGGCAAAGAAAAGTCGACACTGACTTCAGATCGCCGTATGCGCAAACCTGCGACGTGGGATGGCCCGACCTTCATGACAACGAACACGTCACTGATGGATAAGTTCTCCGACGTACAGCAAGAGTCAGAGCCGCTACGCGTCAGGACTTTCGAGGTGAAGCAGGACGACAGAATCTTCGTGTCGCTAGAGAACGAGGACGGTACGTCACTGGCAAGATCCTTCGGTGATAAGTTGTTTGAAAACTACGGCTGGGCTTTCCCTGAGCTTGCGGCTGCAGTATGCGACTTAGGCGGACCCGAGAGACTTGCGGCGTCAGGTCGGAAAGACTTTGCAAAGACGTTTGGCTTCAAGTTCCTGCCACAGGAGCGCTTTTACGAGGCGATGATTATCTCAGCGTGGACCATGGGTAAGATCGGCGCGGCGCTTGGCCTGTTCCCGTTCGACATCAAGGGCACCATACAGACAATGATTGAGTGCGTGGAAGGTCTGCGCGAGGACACGGAAAAGTCTAAGGTCGATGCGCTCGACGTGATTGGCCAGTTTATGCAACAACACAACGATCAGATCATCTCGGTGACTAGGCAGTACGGCAAAGATGGCAAGTCTCAGGTACAACACCCCGTACCTCCGAAGGCGTGCATGCGTGCAGAGTTTGTGTACGACAGCAACAACCCCATCATGCCGGGCAGTACGCTAGCAATTAACCGTGCGGCGTTTAAGAAGTATCTCAAGGACACCAATGACGCAGAGGATCGGGTACTGCGAGAACTTCGCGAGATGGGTGCGCTAGCTAAACCCAATCAGCGGGTGACGCTGTATAAGAATTGTGCGGGCGTTAGTAACCCCGGACAGGCGTACTGTATAATCGTTAACTTGAACCACCCTAGGTTCATCAACGCGGTGTCAGGCACTAAGCACAAGAAGCAGAGTGACCTCACAGTGGTTATGTTGCAGGGTATACAGGACGACTCCAATGGCTAGAGACTACAAGAGCGAGTACAAGAAGTATCACTCGAAAGACGAGCAAAAGAAAAAGCGCGCTGCACGTAACTCAGCGCGCCGTACCATGGAGAAAGAGGGCAAGGTCCGCAAGGGCGATGGCAAGGACGTTAACCACAAGAAGCCGTTGGCTAAGGGTGGCAGTAACAAGCGCAGTAACTTGAACGTCAAGTCAAAGTCAGCGAACCGATCATTTGCTCGCACCAAAAGTGCGAGGATGAAGTAACTACTTCTTTTTAGCTGCCGCCATCATGCCCCTAGCTGGTTTTGCTTTTACTGGGGGCTTCTTTTTCTTTAGAGCAAGTTTCTTTTCTACCAAAGGCTGAGATGGCCCTTGTGTTCCACGCGCTTTTTGCATCCCTTTAACTTGTTTAAGAGAGCTGTTCAGTGTCTTTGCCCTAGATTTGTCTCTAGCCGCTACACGCTGCTGAGGTGTCACTTTACGTGCCATGACTTACTCCTTACTTTTTCTTACGGTTAGTTGCTGTACGCTGGCCGCGCTTTGGCATGCTTCGTTTCATGCACTTACCGGCCTTCTTACACTTTGCTGGGTGGGGACATCCTTTACATGGGGTCATGGCCTACTCCTCGTCGTATAGCCTACAGTATAGCTTGGTAACTTCTTCATCTGCACAGACCAAAGAACCATAAAAGGGTATGCACGTCTCTCTCACGTAAGTAATCGTACCCCAGTCTAGGCAGTTCTCTTCTTTACGCTCCTGCGCAGTGCATCCCGATAACAGAACAACTAGCAGAAGCGCGCGTTTCATTTTTTCCTACGCCTTCCTGATGCTGTAACGGCGTGTTTAATTTTAGCAGGGCCGGTCTTACGTCGTGCAGACGACGCCTTCTCTGCTTTCGTCATCTTAGCTATAACAGCTTTTGGCCGACAAGACGGGTAAGGGCGCTTGCTCTCGCCTTTCTTTGCAGACTTCCTACCACAAGGCTTGCCTGTCTTAACGTCGGTCCACTCTTCTTTGAACCATTTCTTAAGGGCAGCGCCCTTCTTACTTTTTCTTACGGCCACTTTTGTTACCCCAGTTCTTCGCGCCTACCTTGCGGCACTTGGCAACTGCACCTGATGCGTACGCTGAAGGCCAGACCTTGTAACGGGACTTAACCTTCTTAGCGCATGCGTCGTTGGCTTTCTTACTTTTTGGCTTTGCTTTTGGCATTAGGCTTTTTCCTTGTGGGGACACCGTGGCGCTTAGCAGCTGCCTTCATCTGTGCGTCCATCTTTGCATTACGCATCTGCTCCGCCATCTTCTTCTGTGCAGCGGGGCTAGGTGTAGCGCTTTTAGCTCGCTTGTGGTCGGCAATCAGGCGTGCTTCGATTTGCTCTTGAGTCAGACGTTTCTTAGCTGCTGGCTTTTTAGCTGCTGGCTTTTTGACGGGTTTCTTCATTTACTATCACCATTTAACTTTGTTGGCCCAATACGCGGCAGACATCTTGCCCTTCGCAATATTCTTAGCATGACGTGCCTTAAAGCTAGCACGTTTCTTCTTCATTTTGTCACCTTCGCCAGCTTTGGGCTTACCCGCAGTCTTTGCACCCTGCTCGCCAAAACGAATGGTCTTGATCTTATCCCCCTCTTTAGCCACAACAATGTGCGACTTCTTGGGGTGTGACGGTGTTCTCTTAGGTTTGTTGTACCCAGAAACTCCTGCTCTAGCTAATCTAGGATCTTTCTTAGCTGGCATGCTTAATCCTCTATCTTGTAGACCTTGTTGTACTCACGATACATCTCTTCGGTCAAGCTTTGAATCTCTTCGTTGAGTGCTTCGTAGTCAGG